AAGTGCATCATCTTTTGGATCAAGGCAATGGGAGGACAAGCTGAAAGAATCTCCAATCAAGGACAATACAGAGCTGGCAACAAGATTCAAGTTGGTACAGGTGAGATTGCATACACCAAGCAACTCCCTGGCAAATGGACTCCAGGAACAGGCACCAAAGGAACAGCTGATGTCTCAGCAACAATCAGAGGCCGATCAGTTAAGATTGAGGTGAAATATAACAAAGATCGGCAATCAGATGCTCAGAAAGCATATCAACAAGATGTTGAAAGAGCTGGAGGTACATACATAATTGCAAGAGATTTTGATTCCTTTGTATTATGGTATGAAAAATTTTCACTAAATTTGTAAAAATTAAAACAAACATATATGGAAAATCAATTAAATTTTGACATCCCATCAACATCAGAGAAGTTGAGGGCAAAGAAAGCTGATCCAGTTACTGGAATCAGTTTGTACAGCAAGCTCCACAGAGCAAAGCTGAGCATTGGAAAGGTTGTTAAGAATGCAACGAATCCACATTTTAAGAAATCATATGCAGATATCAATGCTCTCCTGGAGACTGTTGAGCCAATCTTGCATGAGAATGGCCTGTTGTTATTGCAACCAATCCATGACACAGTGCTTGTGACTCAGATCATTGACATTGATTCTGGTCAGATGATTGAATCATGGCTGTCATTGCCATTGATTACAGATCCACAAAAGATGATCAGTGCAACAACATACTACCGAAGAGCAACTCTCCAGGCAATATTGGCCTTGCAAGCTGTGGATGATGATGGCAAAGAGGTATCAAATGCTAAAAAGAACAAGCCAGCAATTCCAGATGCAAGATTCAAGAATGCTCTTGAGGCAATCAAGAAAGGTGAATATACCATTGAAGAGCTCAAGAATACTTATCAACTAACTGAACAACAGGAGGCACAGCTATGATATTCAGATGTTCATCATTAGCAAAGCTCATGACCAATCCAAGGAACAAGTCAGAGAGTTTATCAGAGACAGCCAAGAGCTACATCAAGCAATTGGCAAAAGAGAATTTCTATGGATATACCAGCAAGGTTGAGACCAAGCAAATGAGAAAGGGCACAGAGTATGAAATGGAATCCATTTCTCTGGTCAATTCAGTTTGGTTTGGTAGCAACTTTGTCAAGAATCAATTGAGAGAGACTCAAGGATATCTCTCAGGACATCCAGATATCATCACTGATGATTCCATCATTGATGATTCCATCATTGATGATTCCATCATTGAAATCAAAACATCCTGGAGCCTTGAGACCTTTCCAGCCTTGCCAGAGGATGCTGATTCCTATGAATGGCAAGTGAGAGGATATATGCACCTGTTCAACAAGCCAAGAGCATTTGTGATCTTTTGCATGATTGACACAGATGATGAGCTCTTGAGTGACTGGGACAATAGAGATATTCACAAGGTATCTCATATTGATCCAACCAAGAGAATCACTGTGGTACAATATGAGAGAGATGAGATGAAGGAGGAGTTGATGCTATCCAGATTGAGAGATGCATCAGAGTTTTATTCACAATATATGCAACAATTAAATAACAAATAGATGACAAATTATACACAGCTAAGAGAGCATTGCAAAGATATGAACATGGCAGAGCTTGTATCTTGGATTCAAGAGACTCCAGGCCATTATCAGAATCTGACATCATTATGGTCATATATCCATGATCAAGTTGATAATATCCAAGATTACAGAGGAGCAGCACATCACAGAGAGATATGGTCAAGTATTTACAATTTTCTTGATCTGGATCTCAAAGGAAAGAAAGTCATGGATCTTGGTCCAGGAAGTGCTGAAAGTTTGATTGTTGCAAAAGATATGGGGGCATCTCAATGCCTATTCATTGACAATGATCCAGTAATATTCAGATTTTGTGAGTTGCTTGGTTTTAAAGGTTATTACAACGACTACAGAACACAGAGACCATCAGTTGATGCTGTTGATTATCTTGTGGCAAAAGGCTCAATCAATTCTGATGAGTGGACAAACAACAAGATTGACATCAATAAATTCCTTGAATGGGTTGAAGTTTTTGCTCAGAATGTAATCATCACACCAACATATCAGAAAGGAGAGATTATTGATGGATGGGACTATACTTGCATAGGAGAGCACAGAGAGAGATATCTCAATGGACCAATACACAACACATTCCTCAATAGAGGATATCAACAAATTTATGTTGATGGACACAACCATCAATACAGATTTCCATTCACTTATTGTAAATTAAAATAAATAACATGGAAAAAGAGCTAACAGAACAAGAAGTCATTGAGATGATGGGAGAAAATAATTATAAATCATTCGCAATGAACATTTATGAACTAATTAAAAAAACAGAGGCATACAAAGATCTTGATGATGCTGTTTTTTATATTGGAGCTGAGCCATTAGATGAGACAACTTGGTTTCATTTTGAGGCAACAATAAAAAAGTTGCCATTTGGTGATGATTTTGGATTCACAAGAATGGTCATCACTGATGATTTTGATTTTGTCCTGGACAGAGTCAATGATGCTAAAAGAGTATTAAATTTAAAACAAGTAATATGAACAACGAAGTAAAAGGCATCTTGCATGTCAAAGGACAAACACAACAGAGATCTGAGAAATTCTCAACAAGATCATTCACAATCAAAACAAATGAGGACAAGTATGAGCAGTTCATCACATTTGAGCTACTCAATGACAGAACAGATATAATTGATCCATTTGGAGTTGGTGAGGAGATTACAGTGTCATTCAATCTCAAAGGCAGAGAATGGAAAAGCCCACAAGGAGAGGTCAAATATTTTAACACATTGGAAGCATGGAAAGTGCAAGGCATTTTTTAATTGCTCTAAAAGATGGAGAGAGTATCAAGGACTGGATGATCCGAGAAACTCTCTCCAGGCTTTCCAGGAGATACAAGGCTGTTCACCTGGCAGAGGACCTGGATGTCAATCCATCCAAGATCCACAGATTTCTCACAGGAAAGAATGTCAATGATGACTTTTATCAAAGATGGTTTTCTTGGTATGTTAAAAAGCAATAACTTAGTGATGTGGAATTCTGGAAAAGAGAGGCATATGATATCGCTTACAAGATCACTGGAGGAAATAACCTTCATCATGACCTGGTGCCCCATGTCTTTTTGCTATTGGCAAAGCTCAACATCAAAGAGCAAGATCTCCCTCGTGTATTTGCCAGATGGGCATACAACCAATACAACTGGAAAGAATCAAAGTTTAACCAATTGTACAGAGGATCTGTGCCCATCCCAGATGGATTCGACAAAATAGCAGAGGAGGATGTGTACAATGAGACTCAATACCAACAGATCCTGGATGCTTACCTTGAGCAATCTCCTGACAATGATGAGGAGTTGTTCTGCAAAGAGATCACCAAGATGAGACTCATGGGCATGACTTACAGAGAAATCAAAGGCCTCACAGGAATCAACCTGGATACTATAAACAAAGCAATTAATAAATTCAAATATGATATACATCATTCCTCTTTTATCAGTGGGGATTGCCAGAGCTCTCCTCACTTTTCAGATGCCAGACATCAAGCCATTTAATTGCCAGAGCTGCATGTCATTTTGGACAACAGTGGCAATCTTTGCCATGTATGAATGGAGACTCTGTGCTCTTGGTTTCATCTCATATCTAATCAGTGACTTAATCTTGATCTATGAAAATAAGTAATGAACTCCAGACACAAGTGGAAAGATATGTCAAGACAAGATCCTTTGCTCTTGATGCTCCTCTCAAGAGAGAGCTGGCTCAATGGTATAAATATGCTGGATATGGAACACTGAACATTGGCTGTGGTACTTGCATTCGTAATGCTATGCAGAAACTCAGCAACCACTATCTGACTGAGATGGCACCAAAGAGCCCAAAGATCCATTTCATTGGCATCAAGCAAGAGTCAATCACATCAATGACCTTCAATCAACTCAAGGCAGAGGCCAAGAGGAGAGGCATCAGCATGCCAAACACATCAACAAAACAAGACTTAATACAAGCCCTATCATGAAACTCTGTGCTCCAGTGCCTGTTTTTGGCCGTTTTCCTCTTGTCAGACTAACAATCTCCAGGTTAAAGAGACAAGGAGTCATTCCGATAATTATGGGCCATGAGAGAGAAGCTCTTGAAATTGCTCAAGAATTGAATGTTCACTTTGTTTCAGTTAGCAATGATCCTCTTGGCAACAAGTGGAATGCTGGATTCATGGCTTGCCAGAATTATTCTCCTGATGGAGTGATATTCATGGGCTCCTCTGACTGGGCCTCTGATGATTACATTCAATCAGTCAGTGATGCTCTCAATGACTTTGCATTCATTGGAATGCTTGGCTGTCATTTTGCTGATGTCTCTGATGAGGTGAGGCTGGTTCATTGGCCAGGATATGCTAAAGGCCAACGGCAATATGAGCCAATAGGCATTGGCAGAGTGCTCAGAGCTGATCTCCTTCAAAAAATAAACTGGCAACCATTTGATCCAAGACTATCATCAGGGCTCGACTGGTCAATGTATCTCAAGACCATCAGACTCGTTGATGAGATTGCTGTGATCAAGGATGAGGAGAAAGATGTCAGACTCTTGTCAATCAGTACAGATAAATGGACCAACAAGCATAAATTCTCAGATCACTGGTCAGGAGCTCTCAAGTCAACACATATGAACAATGAGCTGTTGAAAAATAATTTTAACGAGATATTCACACTATGAATCAGGCACACATCTCAGAATCTCTTGCTGGCCTTGATCAAGGGCTCATCAAGAAATACAACCTGGTGCCGTACAGCAATTTCATTTTTCCAGCAATATTCATGGGCATGTACAGAGAGGAGGATTTCAACCTATTCTCAAAACATATCGGAGGAGCAACAGTCATCTGGTTTGGATCAGATGCCATGGATCTCAGAGAGGAGTGGGTTGATACTCTCAACTCAGCTGTGAACATTGCAGTATCTCAGAGAGTGGCTGATACACTGGAGAGCAAGGGAGTGGATGCAATGGTTTATCCATTCAATGCTGTTGAGGCTGAGATGTGGCCATGTGTGCCGAATGGTGACAAGATATTCTGGTATTCTGGCAACAGCCCAGAGTTCTATGGACAGGAGCTGATCAATGAGATCAAGGAGAGGATTGACATTCCAATCATCAGAGCTGGTCATGACACATTCTCAAGAGAGGAGCTGGTCAGTGTGTATTCTCAATGCTTTCTCAATCTCAGATTGACACCCCATGATGGTTGCCCAAATACCAACATTGAGATGGGCCTAATGGGGAGGAGGTCAATATACAATGGTGATCTGCCAGCATCAATTCCCTGGCATTCAGTGGATGATATATGCAACAACATAATGCTGGAATATTCACTGAGAGAATTTAGTAATAAAGAAGTATCAAAAATTTATCATACATTTGTGAACTATGAAAGAATGTCAACGCTGTTTATTTAATGACTCTTTTGCAGAGATAAGAGAGCATCAATGTGAATACTGTGATCTCCATGATGAGCTGGAGAGACAAGCATCAGGACCTGGTGCCCTTGATAATCTCCTGGAATCCATCAGATGGACAGGCAGAAAGAACAAGTACAACTGTATCATGGGGATCTCTGGAGGAGTGGACTCATCAACCTTGCTATATGCATCGGTGAGATATTGGAATCTCAAGCCCTTGGTCATTCACTTTGACAACAACTGGAATGCTCCAGAGGCTGTCCACAACATGACACAGCTGGTCCAAAAGCTCGGAGTTGATTGCATCACATACCAAGTCAACAAGAGTGAATATGACCGACTCAATGATGCATTCCTGTGGGCTGGCCTTCCTGATGCAGATATACCAAATGACATTGCCATGACTAAGCTGATGTATGACACAGCTCACAAATATGGCATCAAGTACATTCTCAATGGCCATGATTTCAGAACAGAGGGATCAACTCCAAAGGGATGGACATACATGGATGCAAAATACATCCGATCAGTTTACAACAAGTACAGTGGCCTTGAGCTTCATAACTATCCATTATTCACATTCAAGGACCAATTGTTCTATGCTCTGATGGGCATCAAAAATGTGAGGCCATTCCATTACAAGTGGGATCGTGAGTCAATGGAGGAGGAGATGAAAAGATTCATCAACTGGCAAGATTATGGAGGCAAGCATTGTGAGAATGTTTACACTGAGTTTGTTGGATCATATCTATTGCCTGTAAAGTTCGGAATTGATAAAAGAATTGTTTATCTCTCAGCACAGGTGAGAAGTGGCAAACTCAAGAAAGAGGAGGCTCTTGCCATATTCAATCAGCCATCAACATTCGACACAACCAAACTCGGAGCCATTGAGCAGAGAGTCATGAAACTGATCTCCATCAGAAAGCTGGACAGAAAGAACTTTGATAAATACGATTTCAAGAAATACAGAGCATTGATCTGGATACTTGCAAAGCTCAAAGTTGTGCCATATACGTTTTACATTAAATATTGCAAATAGAACACACTTATATAATAATAAATAATTATGTCTAATCAATATAGAAATATTGATAAGGATGATCTATTATCCAAGGCTTTTGGCTATTGTGATTTTTGTATTGCATCAACAAAAGAAGTTGCAACAAATTCTGGAGTGAAAAAAGTTGCTGAGAGACATATCCCAACAATATCATACTTTTTGAATCACTACCTGAGAAGAGAACATTTTGATTTTTACAAAAGAACAAACTGGTATGATGCAATGAATGATGAAAGTCATCCATTATCGAACACTATAAAAACAATTGATGAGCTCTTTAAAGGATTAGCAAAGGACATTGTTGCCAATGAGGGCAAGGGAATTTTCTACGCAAAGAATGCTCTTGGTATGCATGACAGGCAACAAGTTGAGACCAGGAATGTTGAGAAGTTTGATTTTGAATAAAATTACTTATCTTTGATTTGAAATCCGACTTTCAATGAATCGAGTGATTCGATTTAATACACCCGCTATGGTTAATGGATTAGGGAATCCCTGGTCGCCCACACTTAGCGGGTTTTTTTCTTAACTTTGTTTAATGACAACAGTCAAAGGGTACAAGCCTCACAAAACACAGAGAGAGATCCATGATGCCATCAACCATGGGCATGAGAAATACTATGCTCTGAACATTGGCAGGCAGTTCGGCAAGACCTTGCTTGGAATCAACCAGCTTTTGTACTGGGCCATAAATGACAAAGGATGCAAGATTGCCTGGATCACACCAGTTTACAAGCAAGGCAAGAAAGTATTCTCAGAGCTGGAGAGAGCAGTCACAAGGAGTGGCCTGTTCACATTCAACAAGTCTGATCTGATTGTCACAGGGTTTGGATCATCCATTGAGTTCTTTTCTGGAGAGAGACCAGACAACATCAGAGGTAATACCTTTGATTACATGGTTGTGGATGAGATGGCATTCACCAGGCAAGAGCTGTGGGATGAGGTGCTCAGTGCAACAGTTATGGTCAAGGGCAAGAAGGTGATATTTATCTCAACACCCAAGGGCAAGAATCATTTCCACAGGATCTGCATGCAACACAACTATGATGAGAGGTATGCGTATTTCCATTACTCCTCATATGACAATCCCATGATTGATCCAAGAGAATTGGATGAGAGAAAGAGATCCCTTCCTGATCACATATTCAGACAGGAGTATCTGGCAGAGTTCCTGGACAATGGCTCTGGTTTATTCAAGAACATCAGAGATTGCATCAAGCCAATATCTCCAGGAGCCAAGGCATATGCTGGCTTGGACATTGGCCGAGCTGATGACTACACTGTGCTCAATATATTGGATGAGGATGGTCAACAGGTCTATGTCAACAGATGGAGGCACCAGGAGTGGACCAAGATCATTGACTCAGTTGCTGATGTCATCAATAGGCACAGAGCAACAACACTGATTGAGATCAACAACCAAGGAGATGTATTCCATGAGATGCTCAGAGACAAATGTCGCAATCTGATTGTGCCATTCACAACAACATCCAAGAGCAAGCCAATCATCATTGAGGATCTTGCCATGGCATTTGAGCAGAGAGAGATCTCATTGCAAGATGTTGATTGGTTGGTTGACGAGCTTGAGAATTTTACCTATATTTACAACGTGAATACAAGGGCTGTGCAATACTCAGCTCCAATTGGATTGCATGATGATGGTGTAATGAGCTTGGCTCTTGCATGGCATTGTCGCAAAACACAACAAAACAAAGGCAGATATCAAGTGATCAGAGCATGAAAGATTTCAACATAAAACTACCAGCAAGCATCAAGGAATGTGGGGCTGATATGATGTACAAGTGGCTCATGGTAAGTGACACATTATCAACCATTAACGAGAGGTCACTTACAGAGATACTTGAATTCCATTGTCAAGTTGTGAGCATATTCTCAAGGTTGCCAGTGAACAAAGTCAAGAAGGCTGTTCCTGATTCAATCATGGAGGCCAGCAAGCATATATTCACAATCATCAGCCAATACCAACAGAAAGAGCCAGAGGAGTTCATTGAGATCCAGGGCCAAAAGTACAGGCTTGAGAAAAACTTTTCCCATGTCACAACAGGTCAGATCATTGACTTGAAACTGATTGAGGATATCAGTGCTGATCCATGGGCTCCATTATCAATCATGTATGTTGAGGATGGCATGGAGTATTGCCAGGAGGATGAGAGAGGCAGAGTGCTCAATCCTAATGAAAAGAGGTATCTGATATTCAGAGAGCATTTCCCTGGTGATGAGTTCTTGAATTTCTACGCTTTTTTTTTGGACAGCTTAGACAAGCGGAGGCTCGCTATTTTGGGAATACAGACAGCGAGGATGATGATGGAGAGGATGATTCTGGAGCAAGAGTTAAGGATTCAGAATGGTTCCTCTGGACAGGAATCATCCATAGATTATCAAGAGAGATGGGATGCAGTGTGGAAGGAATTACAAAACAGCCATATGTGAAAACATTGTTCTGGATGAATTACTTTAAAATTGCTGATGAACAAAAACGCATATTAAACAAAGAGCATGGCTGATGAATTTGACTTTCTTGACGAGTTTGGTGTCTCTGAGAGTGATGGATCTCAGCCAGCAAATGCATATGAGAGATTCATTCTTGATCTTGCCAACAAGGTCACAGAGGATCTGAGAGAGACAATCTCCAGCAAGGCGAGAAACACAGGAGCCTTGGCTCAGTCAGTTGTTTACTTTCCAACAGGTCAATTGAGCTTTGAGATTCAAGCTGATGATTATTACAAGTACATTGATGAGGGTGTCAATCCTGTTGGCAAGAGTTTATATGATACTCCATATTCATTCCAATATCCTGGAGTGAGCTCGAATCATGCAAGAGCCATCCAGCAATGGAAGGGCATGGAGATGTCACAGGCCTATGCAATAGCAAGCCATATGAAAACAACATCAGGGCTCAGACCAAGGAACATAACAACAAGCACAATCACTGATGATTATCTTGAGAGAATAGCCTCTGATCTGGCAACAGTGACAGGCTTGCTCTTTGATATCACATTCACTAAAAACACAAAAACATGGCAATAACAATATATGATGAGCCACAGAAATACAGCTCAGCTGGCAATCCTTTGATGTTCACATTCTCATCAGATGAGACAGGGCAACCTAATTTCTCATTCATTGTTGAGGTGTATGTGAATGGATCATTGCATTCAACACATCAGGTGTTCAGACAATTCAACACCTTGAGCAAGTTTGATTGTTCTGGGATCTTGTCATCAACATTGTCAAGCCCTTTGATTGTGGATGGCACATTGACAACATTCTATGATTCAGCCATAAATGAATATTACATCATTGTATATGAGAAATATGGAGCAACTCCGACAACTCAAGCCAGTGATACAAGTGCAACATTGTATGCATTCAATGGATCATTTAGAAATCAAGAATGGATTGACTTTGATTATCTCAACTACAATGCAGATACCAACAGCAATGTCTCTCCAATATTGTTCATGACATCATGGCCAAGAGCTAAAAGATATTATTGTGGCCTTGCTGAGAGAATATTCTTGGGCATCATCTGTGATGACACAGGGATGAATCTCAGAGTCAGAATATACAACAGCTCAGGATCTCAGATTGCAACAGATCTTGTCTCAGTTACCTTGAGCAATTTCATTGTATTTGATGCATCACCATCAACCATCATTGCCAACACAAGCATAACACAGGGCAACTTTGATGCGGCTGCATATTACACAATTGAGGCAAGGCCAACAGGAGGAGGTGCATATTCTGGAGCATCAGAGGCATTCAGAATTGATATTGATCTTGAATGTCACAGATATGATACCAAGAGATTACACTGGCTGAACAAGTTCGGCATGTGGGATTCATTCACATTCACCTTGGTATCTGTTGATTCAACCAATGTTGAGAGCTTTGGATATCAGAGAGAGAGAGGAGTCTGGAACAATACATCATATACTTATCCATTGTATCAAGGTGAGAGAGTTACCTTTGCCAAGAGGGCAACAGATCAGCTGATTCTCAACAGTGATTGGATCAGTCAAGAGGTACAGCAATGGCTTGTTAGAGAGTTGTATGAATCACCTGTTGTGTATCTTGAGCAAGAGAATGGTACAGAATTCGAGCCAGTGAACATCACCAACAGCTCATATCAATTCAAGACAAGGAGGAGAGATGGTTTGATTCAAGAGCAGATCACCATTGAGAGGACATATTCATACACATCACAACTGAACTGATGGCTGGAGAATTATACATAAATGACAGGCTTGTTGATCTGGATCAGAGCATCCCATTTCCACTGACATTCAACATAAGTGACATCAAGGATCTGACAGCAAGGAAGGGCAACAAGTCAAAGACAATCACCTTGCCAGGAACAAGGAGAAATTATGAGCTCATGTTGACAGTGTTCACATTGTCATCCATTGACAAGATCTCTGATGATGAGAGTGATTTCATTGACTTTGATCCAAGCATCAAGGCAAGTGCAAGGTATTACCAGAATGGCTTGCTTGAGTTCAATGGAGTGGCTCAGCTCATGGAGTGCAAGTTGAGCAATGGAGTTTGGTCCTTTGATGTGACTCTTGTGAGTGACACAATTGACTATATCTCAAGGCTTGCAAAGATCAAGATCAATGAGCTTGGATGGTCAGAATATAACCATGCCATGACATTGACCAACCAACAGAATTCATGGAGTGGCTTGATTGAGCTGAATGGCTCACCAGCATATGTGTACAATTCACCAGACTGGGATGGCCGAGGTTATTACTACGGCTTGATTGATTACGGGTACACAAGGCCAACGCCATCCACGTTTGGTGTTGAGCACATTCCTCCTCA